GCGTGACCAATAACCCGACCAAACAATCAGGAGACACCCATGCCTATCTCGTTCAATCAAATCCCCTCCAACATCAAGGTGCCGCTCTATTGGGTCGAAGTGGACCCCAGCATGGCGGGCTTGCCGCTGCTCGGGCTGCGCGCCCTGATCGTCGGCACCATGCTGACGGCGATCGGCGACCACGCGCCTGACATTCCGGTCGCCATCGGCTCGCAGGCGCAGGCCGATGCGCATTTCGGTCAGGGCTCGGAGTTGAGCCGAATGTTCCGGGCTTATTTCGCCAACAACTTTGGTAACGAGGTCTGGGGCGTCGGGCTTGCCGAGCCGCCGGCCGGCACGGCAGCGACCGGTGACATCGTCGTCGCGACGCCGCCGACCGATGCCGGAACCATCCATCTCTACATCGCGGGCGATCACGTCGCGGTCAATGTCGGCTCGACCGACACGACGGATCAGATCGCCACCGCGATCGCGGCCGCCGTCAATGCCATGTTTGATCTGCCGGTCGCCGCCGTTGCGACGACGGATACGGTGACGCTGACGACGCTTTGGAAAGGCGTGGGCGGCAACGAGATCACGGTGATGGTCAATTATTACGGCACCATCGGCGGCGAGATGCTGCCGCCCGGCCTGACGCTGACGTTGCCGGCCAACGGCATTCTCACCGGTGGCGTGGGCGTGCCCGACCCCACCACCACGATCGCCAACATGGGCGATCAGCCTTTCGAGTATGTCGCGGAGCCCTACACGGACTCCAACACGATATTCGATTGGGAGGAGGAATTCGGTTTCACCGATCAGGGCCGCTGGGGATGGCAACGCCAATTGTTCGGTCACCTGTTCTCGGCCAAGCGCGGCACGATGTCGGACCTGCAGACGTGGGGCAACACGCAGAATTCCGGCGTCCTCTCCGTGCTGGGCTTCGAGGTGGCGAGCCCTTCGCCTGCGTTCGAATGGACGGCGGCCTATACCGCCAAGGCGCAACGCGCGCTGACGAACGATCCGGCAAGACCGCTGCAGACCTTGTCGCTCAATGAGATCAAATGCGCGCCGCTGCACCAGCGGTTCGACTTCCTCGATCTGCAGACGCTTGCCAACAACGGCATTGCGATCCAAAAGGCCGGCGTCGACAACCAGCCGATGATCGCCCGTGAGCAAACGACCTATCAGCTCAACCTGTACGGAACGCCCGACGACGCCTACGAGGTGGTGACCACCTTGGCCACGCTCGCCAAGCTGCTCCGCAATCAGCGCGCCGTGGTCACCAACAAATTCGGGCGCTGCAAGCTGGCCGACGACGGGACGCGCTTCGGACCTGGACAGGCGATCGTCACGCCCGGCATCGTGAAGGCCGAGCTGATCGCGCAGTATGCGCTCGATGAATTCAACGGTCTTGTTGAAAACGCGAGCGCTTTTGCGGCCAACCTTCTGGTCGAGAGAAACTCCACGGACCCCAACCGCCTGGACGTTCTCTATCCGCCCGATCTTATCAACCAGTTGCGCATCTTTGCGGTGCTGGCGCAGTTCCGCCTGCAGTACAACCTCGGCATTGACACGCTGATCGTCGCGCCGAGCCCGACCGGCGTCACCGGCATCCTTCCGGCCGTCGGCTGATCCGTTCTCCCCCGCAATCCCATAATCAGGAGCAATCAACATGGCCCAACGATTTGCAGGAATCGCCTTCCTGATGGTCGATGGCAATCAAATGTCCCTGCGCGGCAATTTCACCGTAAGCCCGAGCATCGTCGCGCGCACGATGATCGCCGGGCAGGACGGCGTTCACGGCTATCAGGAATTGCCGCGCGTGCCCTATATCGAGGGCGACATCTCGACGGTGCCCAATCTCAATCTCTTGGACCTTGAGGCCCAGGTGAATGTCACCGTCGTCGCCCAGCTCGCCAACGGCAAGCAATACGCCCTCGGACAGGCCAGCTGCAAAGCCGACCTCGAAGCCAACACCCGCGATGGGCAGGTGCGCGTCCGCTGGGAAGGCGTGACCTGTTCTGAAACCAACCTCGGGTGATGCATGAACAGACCGATCCGCGAAGGCTTCCAACCCGATCCGGCGCCCGAAACCGCAAGCGCCGCGCCGCCAGCGCCACCGCCGCCGGCCGAGCCGGAGGAAACGTGGCCCATCGTCATCAAGCTGCGGCACAAAGGCTTGCGTGACCCGAGCCTGCCTGACGAAATCCGCGAGCTGCGCCTGCGGCAGCCGACCGGCGGCGACATCAACTACTGCGGAAGCCCCATCCACATGGGGCGAGACGGCAACTTCGTCATAGATGACCAGCGCATGCACCTGATGATCGCGCGCCTGGCCGGCATCCTCACAATGGTCCTCGATCAAATCGACCCGCGCGACTGGCAGACGGCAGCCTATCGGCTGTTCCGTTTTTTTCTGCCAAGTGCGGCAGCGTGGGAGTAGCAGGCGACGAGGACAATCTTGTTCTCGACTGCTATTGGCTGGCGCGCTGGTATCACCAATCCCCCGAAATCTTCCTCAACATGCCACTTTCTGACGTGCGCACGCACGTCCTGCGGACGATGCAAATGGCGCAGCTGATGCAGCAACGCGGCGAGCGCGACGATGGCGAGTGAAGCCGACGAACTGCGATTGACCGTTACGCTCGTCGACAACGCGTCGGAGGGCGTGAAAAAGATTGAGCAGAGTCTCAAGAGCTTGTCTGGCGGCCAGAACGCCGTCGCATTCCAACAGATGCGCAAGCATACGGAGGACTTGCAGCGCCAAATTCGTCCGCTCGGCGATGATTTCAAAAAGGCCGGCGAATCGATTGTGCCGTTCATCCGAGGGGTGGGTGGCGCCGCGACCGGAATGCTGGCGTTCGGCTATGCCGCCGAAAAGGGCCTCGACGCGCTCGCCAAGTATTCCAGCGAGCTGGTGCGGTTGAATCAGCTCTCGATACAGACCGGAACCGGCGCTGCCACGATCAAGAGCATGCGCGAACAGATGGAGCAATGGGGACTTACTGCCGGACAAATAGCACGCAACACAACGGGCCTTGCGGAATCGATGCATCAGATGACGCTCGTCATGAGCCCGATGCGGCAGAAGCTGCTTGAGGGTTTGCGGGGCGAGCCGCTGCAGGCCATGCAGGACTTCCTGGCGGAATCGAAACGGCTGGCCGAATCCGGCGACATGATCGCCTATGCCAACCACGCCGAGGAAGGATTGGCAAAGATCACGAAGTCGATGGAGGCCGCCGGCCTGTCCCCGCAACGCATTGCGGAACGCCGGAAGCAATTCGGGGAAATCTTCGGTGCTCCCGATCTCAATATATTGCAAAAATTTCAGGCGGTGTCGGCCGAGGAGGAAAAGGCGCAGAAGGCCCGTGACGAGGCCGCGCAGAAATACTTGGCCCTGACAACGAAGATCGGGCAGGAATGGAAAAAAGTAACTGACGCCTGGTTCAATCAAGCCATCACGTCGAGTCCACTGATGGAATCCATGAAATGGATCGACGAGAAGATGGAGGCATACGTCAAAAATCTGGCAGAAGTCGAGAAGATCAACAAAGAACACCCGACGGCGTCGGGATGGCAACACTTCAATCCGTTCAACCAACAAAACATTGAGAACCAGAAAGCGCTGGGTTTCGACACCGAAAGTCCACTGATGAAGTGGTGGAAAGGAAAGACCGCGACGCCGGATAAGGGCGACAATTTGGAGGTGCCGCACATGCAGCACGGCGGCATCGTCTCGCGCGCGACGCTTGCCATGATCGGCGAAGGCGGCCCAGAGGCGGTCATACCGCTGGGCGCACTCGGCAAGAGCAGCGAAGACTTGTCGAAAGAAATGAAGGAGAACACTGACCAGCTCAAGCAATTGAACGATGCCCTGCGCGGCGTCATTCTTCCCGGCGGCGGCGGTGTTGGCGGTGTCGGCGGCGGTGTCGGGGGTGCCGGCGCCGGGCCGGGCGCCATCATGCGCAGCATTACGGGCGGCGGCATGGGCGGGCTCGGTGGCATGATGCGCGGGCTCGGCGGCCTGCCTGGGTTCGGCGGCCGAGGCGCCCCCAACGGCAGCGACGTCGGGCCCGGCACCGGCAACGGCGCCGGCGAAACGCCGAGCGAGCCGTACACCCCACAAAAAGGCGATATTGAAGGCTCGGGCGGGCCCGGTGGTCGCTTCAATGTTCCGGCCGGCACACCAATCTCGCCGCCAAGCGAGCGCGAAAGCGTCACCTTGTCGAACGGGCAGAAGGTGACCGTCAACAAACGAGCCGCGCCGCAATTTCGCGGGTTCTTCAACGATCTGATCAAAGCGGGTGCGCCTGTTAGCGGCCTTGGCGGATTCGGGACTCGCGGTAATCCATCACAGCACCCGACCGGCATGGCGGTGGATTGGGCGCAAAACAGTCGTGACGTTGTTAGTCCCCGCGTTGCGGATTGGATCAGCAAGAATCGCGGCACGTTGAGCAATTTGGAAAATCGCTGGGGCTTGAGCGGAGGGGAAAACTGGCGTCACCCTGACACGGGCCATTTTTCGATCGAACATCTTTACGGTTCGGAACATCTGGCCAAAGCCGCCGGCGGCGATAGCGCCGTCACTGCCAACGGCAGCGATGTGGGCCCCGGCACCGGCAAGGGCGCTGGCGAGGCGACGGCAGCTGGCGGAAATGCAGCGATTGCCAATGAGCGCGCGCGCGTCATGAAGCAATTGCAAGAGCCCGGAATGCGCGATCTAACGGCGCGCGTCATCGCGCACGAACAAGCGGGCGGCGCCGGCCGCGCCGACGTGCTGGAATCCCTCGTCAATCGCTCCGTGGTCACGGGCAAGCATCCGCGCGATCTCATCAACAGCGGATTTTATGGTCCGGTCAATCGCGGTGAGATAGGCACGAAAGCGCCCGCCTGGGCGCTAAAGGACTATGACGCGGCGTCGGCTGCAGTCGGTGCCGGGCGCAATGCGCTTGGCGGACGCACCGATCAAGGAATGATCAATGAGGTCAAGCCCGGCGGTCGCGTTGGCGTTCGCGGCGAGTATTACGGCTGGATGGGCCTGCCCGGCGAACAGCGGACGGCAGCCGCGCAGGCCAATCGCGCCGACGTCGACCGGCAGATGACCGAGCATCGGGTCGTCGGCACCGGCCAGCTGGACGTGAACGTGAACGCGCCGAAAAACACATTCGCCAAGGCGTCAGGCGGCGGTCTGTTCAAAAAGGTCGCCATGAATCGTCGGACCCAGATGGAGCCCGCAGCAACCTCGCTCGGAGAGGAATGATGGGCCTTTTCAAGATCACCAATCTGCCGAACACCGCGTGGCGTGACGCGCTGCTGCCGGCGTCGTTTCGCGGCGCCTTTTTTCATGTCGAAGCTGGCAGCAAGGAAAGCGGTCGCCGCATCGTTGTTCATGAGTTCCCAAAAAAAGACGTGCCCTATAGCGAAGACATGGGCCGACGCGCGCGGCAATTCTCCGTGCGCGGCTATTGCATCACGTTCCCGGTCGAGACGGGCGTTCCTAACTACAGCCGGGATTACCGCATCGCGCGCGACAATCTGATCATTGCGCTGGAAAGTTCCGACGGTCCCGGCGTGCTGCAGCTTCCGACCATCGATCCGATTACGGTGGTCAATCCGCAATACCGCTGGACCGAGGAGGAACGGCTCGGCGGCTATTGCACGTTCGACATGACCTTCGTCGAATACGGCGTTTCGACGGTCGTGCCGGCGGTGCCGTCGAGCCGTGAGCAGCTCGTCACCTATTCGACCTTGATGAAAGATCGCATCCAGCAGGTGATGACCGGGCTTGAGGCGCAACTCGCCGCCACGGCGGCGGGCACCAAACAACTGCTGCCGCCACCGTGATCCGATGCAGAAGCGAGACGCACAGGAAGCGGCGCCGATCATGCAGCGGAGCATCACCGCGCTGCTCGCGGCCGTGCCGACGTCGGGGCGCAACGGCGCGAATTTCCGCACCGCCTGCGGCGCCCTCATCACCAATGCTGAAAGCCTGATCCAGACCGATCTGGCCGGGCCGCCGCTGCAGCTATGCTTCGACCTGGCGCGTCAAGCCGGCGCAACGCAAGCGCAGCTCGCGATCGTGCGCAATCAAACGCTGACCGAAACGCCTGTGTCGGTTGGCGCGAACATGATCACCGGTTCGATCATCACCATGTGCTTGGCCACCGAGGGACGCGTCATCGCCGACATGACCTTCACGAGCCGGCAGGACGCCGATGCGCTTCGGTTGCAGATGAACGACGTTTTCGGCAACGTCGAGGAATATCTGGCCGACATAATGGATCAAATGAGCTATCGCGCGACCGTCCAGCTGCATGCCGCGATCATCTATCATCTGGTCCAGACAGCGCGCCCGCTCCCGCGCATGGTTCAATTTGCATTTGGCGGATCAATGCCGACGCTGGTGATGGCGCAGCGCCTTTATGCGGACGCCAGCCGCGCCGACGAGCTGCGCGACGAGAACAAGGTCGTGCATCCGGCCTTCATGCTGCCGACCGGAATGGCGTTGTCGTCCTAATGGTAGTGCGCGTTATAGATGCGCCTTCGCCGCCTTCGCCGCCGGTTGCCGCGCCTTCGCCGGTTGCGCCCTCGCCGTGGAACCCAGAGAAGGCGGTGCTGATCGTCGGCAATCGGCGGTTTGAGGATTTCGAGTCGGTATGGGTGCAGCTGCGATGGACCGAGGCCTATCCGATGTTTCGGTTCACGACGGCCGACATCGTCGAGGTGCCGGGCCAGCCGCCGCCGGCGAATTGGCAGGACTTGCAATTCAAGCCGGGCGACGAATGCGCGATCTATCTCGCAGGGTATCTTGCCATTGCCGGCGTCATCACGGTCAGACAGACCGCCTATGACAAGGAAAATAAGGGCGTCCAGCTCTCGGGAATCGGCGTCACATGGTACGCGGCGCGCGCGAGCGTGATCCACGCGACCGGGAATTTTGACGGCAAGACCTTCGAGCAAGTCGCCAACGAAGTCCTCGCCCCAACGGGCATCACACCCAAGGTCATCGGCACGCTCGACGCGACACCCTACGCGCGTTTGCAGCTCGATCCTGGCGAAACGATTTGGAGCTTTCTGGAACGGATCGCGCGCCCGCGCGGCATCATTATGGGCAGCGACAATCAAGGGCATTTCCTTTTGATTGGCGATCACGTCGGCGAAGTGACCTCCGATCTGGTTGAGGGTGTGAACATCCTTCGGTGCCAAGCGGTCATTTCGATCGAGAACATTTTCAACGACTACATCATGCGCGGGCAGAGCGCCGCCAGCGATGAGATGAATGGCACGCAAGCGAGCGAACAGGAGGCTTCGGCCGGCGGAACGGCCAAGCGATACAGCCCGCTCTTGACGATGGCCGAACAGCCGGTTTGGAGCGTCGGCGAGCTTGCGACCCGCGCGCAACATGAAGCGGTCTGGCATGAGGGAACGATCGTGCAGGCGACGATCGTGGTCCAGGGCTGGCTTCGGCCCGGCACCAATCTTCTATGGATGACCGGTGACGACGTCATGGTCCGATCGCCAATGGCCATGCTCAATCAGGTTTTGAAAATCGAAACCGTCACGTTTACCCAGGACAGCAACAGCGGAACGCTGACATCGCTCGATCTCGTGGCGCCCTGGCTTCTCAAGGATCACAGCGATTTCAATCTGGGAGTGCCGGGCGCGCCGCAGGCCCCGGGCAATGCCACTCCCACCACCACACCGGCGGCCACGCCACCAGCCGCGCAGTCGACCGATCCGCCCCCGCTCTTTTTGGAATGAGAAGATGCACCGCGCTACACCGGCGAATACTTCATTCCGCGCCTACGTCGCCGGCGGCGCGCGCACTGTCATCCACCAGGCGGATGACAGCAAGCTCATGCAGGAGATGGGCGGCAACTTCGCCAAGGGCGAGTCGCGCAGCAAGGTTGAGTCGCCGCAGAACTATGGTTTCTCATCGGTCGTCATGGACGCCGACAAGGGCCAGGACGGTTCGATAAGCGGCGGCGCCGAAGGGTTCATGCAATTCCCCGGTGGCAACCGATCGTTTGCGGTCTGCGGCGTGATGGACGATCGCCGGCATCGCCTCAAAGGCCTGGAAAAGGGCGACGTGGCGATGTTCCGCACCAAGGACGACGGCCTGCAGATGCACATGAGCCAGGACGGCGGGTTTTTCACCGGGCCGAACGACAAAAACGTCCGCATGCAATTAGTGCAAAAGCCGCAGCAACAACAACAGGGACAGGGACAGGGACAGCAGCCGGGGCAACGCGACGCCAGCGGAGGCGGGAGCAGCGGTTCCGGTTCGCAGCAGGGCGCCGGCAAGCCCACCGGGCAAAAGCCGGTCTATAAGAACGGCCAGGACAGCGACTTTTTCTTCCATCTCGACCAAACAAACGGCGCGATTGCGAGCGGCGTCAATGTGTATCTGCGCCAAGGCACGAGCTTTGGAAGCGATCAAAGCAGCAGCAGCAGCAGCGGCGGCGGCGGCAGCAGCCGGGACACGAGCGGCGGCGGCAGCTCATCGAGCGGCCAGGGCCAGGGCTTCAAGCCGAAAACCGACAACGTGAAGGTCCATGTCGCCGATGACGGCAACGTCTACCTCGGCGGCAAAAAGGGCGACAGCGGCATGCTCCGCGTCCTGCTCGAAGGCGAATTGATCTCGCAGAACGTCTACGCAAAGTCCGGCGGCGGCAGCCAACCGGACCTCGCGCGTCGGAGCGAGCTGCAGCTCCAGCTTCTCCCGATCGTGATGTTGTTGCTCGGCATTTCGCTGGGCGCCAATTACGCGCTCGCAACCAACGCCTGGAACCGCGCCGTGGTTGCCTGCAGCCTGATGATCGCGAGCCGCTAAATGGGCGACGTTCGCCTCGTCCAGCAGGGCGTCTTTCCCTATCAGACAGAGGTGTCGGTCGATTGGCTGTTGCTCAGTAACGGCACGCTCGACGAAACGCAGGCGCTTGCCACCGCCGTCATTGTGGCGCTCGGAACCGACCGCCTCGCGGACGTGAACGACGAGCTGCCCGATCCAGATTCGACCGATCGACGCGGTTGGTGGGCCGACATGGATGCCGACGTGATCTGGAACGGCTGGCCCATCGGAAGCCGGCTTTGGCTTCTTCACCGTGAGAAGATCACCAGCGCGGCGGCGCAGCGCGGTTCGACCATGACGCGCATCAAATTCTACATTCAGGAAGCGCTGCAGCCCTTCATCGATCGGCGCCTCGCGACCAGCATGGAGGTCGTTGTCACCCGCCTCGATACGCAGCGCATCACCGCGCTGGTGCGCCTCTTTCGCGGGCCGAAGACCGCAGTCGAGCTGCAATATCAAATCCTCTGGCAAGGCATCGCCGAGTAATCCCCATGCCGTGGTCGACTCCGACTTTGCGAGACGTGCGCAGCGGCGTGCGCGATGCGATCACCGGGCGCTTGCCCGGCGCCGACGCGAACGTGCCCAACAGCGTGCTTCGCGTCCTCTCGGACGCGATGGGCGCGCTCTGTCATATGGCGCTGCAATACATCGACTGGCTGGCGCTGCAGCTCTTGCCGGATACCGCCGAGACGGAATGGCTCGATCGCCAGGGCCATATCTGGCTCACGAATTCCGACGGCTCCACCGGGCGCAAGCTCGCGACCCAGGCCAGCGGCACCGTGGAATTCGTCACCTCGACCGGCAGCGTGACCGTGCCCACCGGCACCCAGCTTTCCTATGGCGGAACGGGTGTGCTCTATCAAACGACCGCCGATATTCTGACCGATGCGACCGGCCTGCCCACGCCGGCGCCGATCGTCGCCCTCGATCCAGGCTCGGCCGGCAATCTCGATTCAGGCACCGCGCTCGGCGTGCTCACGCCGCTCACCGGCACCGTTGATTCGGTTACGGTCGACACCCTCGACGGCGGCACTGATGACGAAACCGACGACGAGCTGCGCGCCCGCGTGCTGCGCCGCATCCGACAGCCGCCGATGGGCGGCGATGCGACCGATTATGAGGCCTGGGCGCTGGCGGTTCCCGGCGTCACCCGCGCCTGGTGCGCGCCGATGGAGATGGGCGTGGGCACCGTTTCGGTGCGCTTCATGATGGACGATCTGCGCGCCGACAACGGCGGCTTTCCCTTGCAGACCGACATCGACGCGGTTTCAGCCTATCTCGACACCGTGCGCCCGGTGACCGTGAAGGAATGCTATGTCCTCGCGCCGCTCAAGCAGCCGATCGATTTCGACATCGCCAATCTCAATCCAGACACCACGGCGACGCGCGCCGCGATCGAGCAATCGATCCTCGACATGCTGTTCCTGTATGCCGCGCCTGGGCAGACGATCTATGCGGCCTGGAAATATGCCGCCGTGATGAGTGCGGCCGGCGTCATCTCCTTCGACATGACGACGACCGAAGACGACGTCATGCCGGACAACGGCCACATGGCGACCTTGGGCGACATCTACTACAGCACGACGCCGGTGCCACCGCCGGTTTCCCAGCAAAGCATCGCCTATTCGAGTCATGGCTGATGGCCCCGACGTCCACGTTCGGCGCACCGGCTCGGATTACGCCGAGGCTTTCCTCGCGCTGTTGCCGCGCGGACCAGCTTGGCCGAGGCACGCCCTTTCGACTCTGGTTGAGGCCTGCTCGGGACTTGCCGATTATTGGGGCTTCGTCGACAGCCGCGCCGCCGACCTGTTGGAGATCGAGTCCGATCCACGGCGAACGGTCGAGCTATTGCCGGATTGGGAGCGCAATTGGGGACTGCCCGATCCGTGCGTGAAAGCACCGCAAGGCATCGTTGCGCGCCGGCAGGCGTTGCTGCTCAAGATGACCATGCTGGGCGGGCAGTCGCGCCAGTTCTTTATCGATGTGGCGGCGCAGCTCGGCTACACCATCACCATCACCGAATATCTGCCCTACATTTGCGGCATCTCGCGCGTCGGCGACACGCGCTCGGAGTTGGACAATCCCGGCGATCCCACGCATTTCATGTGGCAGCTCGGGCCACCGGAGATTCGCTATCAGTGGACCGTTCACGTCAACGCGCTCTCGCTGACTTATTTCCGCACCGGCATCAGTGAATGCGGCGTCGACCGGTTGTTGGCGATTGGCGTGCCCGAAGACCTTGAATGCGTCCTCAACCGCTGGAAACCGGCGCACACCGAGATCGTCTATGACTTCTCGTCGGTCATGTCGCTCGACTTCTCCCAGACGTTCAACAGCTCCTATCTCGGTTTGGGGATGATGTAGATGGACAACAAGCAAATCAAAGACGGCGTCGGCGACGTCTTCACGCTTCGCATGCGCGACCTCTCGCCGGCCGGCGACGGATCGCTGCAACGCTCGATGATCCTGACGTCAGGCTATCCGCTCGATTACGCCACCGGCGGCATGTTCCAGCACTGCGCCAAGAGCGGCGTCATGGCCGCCGGCCTCGCCGCCAATTCGCCGATCTATTCGTTCTACTGGCCGGCGACATTGATCGCCCTCGTGCGCCGCGTGCGGTTGAATGCCTGGACGCTCGGCACACCTTTCGCGGCCGGGCTCGCGACCTTCGACCTTTTCGCAGCCCGCAATTTCACCGCGAATTACGGCGGTGGCAACGCGGCCGATCTCAGCGGCGAGCACGCGCAGCTGCGCACCAGCATGGGGTCGTCGCTGGCGAACATCGAGGTCGCCGCCACGGGGGCGCTCGTCGCCGGATCACGCACGCTCGATCCCGATCCGCTCGACTCGCGCACTGTGAACGCGCCGGTCGCCGGCAACACGACGTTCACCGCAGGCGCCATGACGCTTTTCGAGAAGCTACAGGACGAGCACCCGCTGATGCACGTCACCAATGAGGGCTTTGTGATCTGGGCCACCGTGCCGCCGACCGGCGTGTGGGGATTCGCGGTGACGACCGAATGGGACGAAGTCACGATTTTCTAAACGAGGTTCGCCCGATGAAATACAATCAACCTTTCGATCAGCCGTCGAATCCGAACGCGCCTTATGTCGACGGCAATCCCGCCGCCGGCATCCAAGGCTCGATCGTGCCGGCGGCGGCGATCGAATATCCGCAGCGCGAGATCATGAACACGATCCAGGCGGCTGGTCTGGCCGGCACCAATGCCGATCTCAGCCAACTGCTCGAAGCGCTCAAGATTGTTGACGTGTTCAATCATTTCAAGATCGGCACCAACGCCGGCAATGCCTCGCAATGGAGCACTACGATCCCGACGCTGCCGATCATGCCGCCGCCTCGTGGCTGCACGATCTGGTTCGAGCCGCTGCTGCCATCGGTCAACGGCGGCACCGTGTTTTCCGTCAACGGTAGCACCTTCGCTCCGGTCAAGATGACCGACGGGACGGCCATCGCCATCGGCGATGTGGCCGGACCCGGTTGGCTCCTGTTGTTCTTTGACGGCACCAATTGGGTCATTCTCGCTGGCTCGACGCGCGTGCCGGCGAGCCCACAGGGCGGCACGCCGACCAATCCGGGCACCATCCCGGCCCTGCAAAAAAATGCTGATTGGTACGTCAACGGCACGACCGGAGACGACACCAACTACGATGGCACATCGGCCACGGTGGTCAGCGCCAAAGTCGGGCCGTTCAAGACGCTCCAGCGCGCCGCGAACGAACTCCCGAAATACAACATGAACGGCTACAGCCAGACCATTCACGTCGCCGACGGCAATTATGGGCCGGTCATTTTTGGTTCCACGAACGGCGCCGGCACCGCCTATGTGAAAGGTAACCCCGCCGCGCCGCAGAACTGCACGGTCACGGCGTCTGCGAGCGTGGTGCCATATTGCGCCATTGCCCAATACGCCGAGGGCAGCACCTATGATTATGATGGCTTTCGGCTTTCGACACCGGCGGGATGCGAGGACGGCTTCGCGGGCAACGGCGGATATGCGACGCTGCACACCATGCGGTTCGGGCCTTGCACGCGTTATCATATTTCGTGCAATCAAGACGGCGCTACCGTCGATCTCGAAACCGGCACCATCTTCATCGAGCCGGGTGCCAATGCCGTGGCGCATCTATCCGCCGAGCAACTTGGCTTCATCACGCACTCGCCGAATTTGCCGACGCTCAACATTCTCGGATCGGTGACATTCACCAACGGCTTCATCCAAGCAGATCATTTGGGCTACGCGCAGATGCAGTACACGAGCATCACGGGCGCTGCCAACGTCACCGGACCAAAGTTTTCAGTACGGATGAACGGCGTCGTCTCGTCCCTTCAAGGCGTGAATTACTATCCGGGCAGCGTCGCCGGCACGCAAAACACCGGCGGCCAAGTCGATTGAGGGATCAACAACAATGGCTGGCCCCGCTTACTACACCGGCACGATGAATATCGCGATGAACGAGGATTGGATCGTGCCGTTCCTGTATGCCACGCTCAACTCAGATGGAGTCACCACGACGCCCATCGATCTCACTGGCTCGACGTTGAAGATGGAAGTCAGGAAAAGCGAAAGTGATCGCAACGTCGTCGTCTCGATGTTCTCCCCGAACAACGGCATTCAAATCACCGACGCGCCCGGCGGCGCCTTCACGGTCCTGATGGATCGCAATCGCTTGAGCCAATTGTCGCCGGGCAGCTACGTGAGCGACATCGTGCGGCTGATGCCGAACGGCTGGCAGGAACGGCTCTGGGAAGGCACCGCCACGGTCGTCGAGGGGACGACGCGATGAGCCTGCAAACGCTCACGGTGCCGCAGGTCGGACCGCCGGGGCCGCCAGGGCCGCCAGGGGCGCAAGGCGTGCAAGGCGTGCCCGGCCCGCAGGGTCCAGGCGGCACAGGTCAGCAAGGCGAGCCGGGGCCGCCGGGGCCGGCCGGCGGGCTGCCCGAAGCGCCGACCGACGGCAACCGCTACACGCGGCAGAACGGCGGGTGGGTCGGGATTAATGGCGTGCTCGCGCCGCTCTCGTCACCGATCTTCACCGGCGATCCGCATGCGCCGACGCCGCCCGCCGCCGACAACGATACCTCGATCGCGACGACCGCCTTCGTCCAGACGGCGATTGCCAATTCGGTTCCTGGTAGCACCGCGCCCAAGGTCACCCTGATCTCGGCGAACGGGACGTTCACCACGAACGTCAACCCGCCAACCAAATACGCCACCATTGAGAGTTGGGGCGGTGGTGGTGGTGGTGGTGGCTGCGCTGCTTCCACATCGACGACAGGTTCGGGAGGCGGCGGCGGCGGGGCCGGAAGCTACTCGCGCAAAACCGCAAGTGCGGCGGCGCTCGGCGCGTCGCAGCCGGTCACCGTCGGCACCGCTGGAGCAGGCGGCGCCGCTGGGAACAATGTCGGCTTAGCTGGCGGCGACACGTCGTTCGGGACTCTCTGCGTCGGCAAAGGCGGCAGTGGTGGCCTCGGCGGCACGGGCAACCTCTGTACGCCACCGGGCGGTAACGGTGGTGTTCCCGGCACCGGGGACGTGACCGGCTACGGACAACCCGGCGAGCACGGAGCCGGTTCGGCTAATACCGTCAACTTTCAGCCCATGAGCGGCAACGGAGGATCGACCTTGGTCGGTCAGGGAGGTCGCGGCACAGGTGGCGGCGCGTCCAGTGCGTTCGGCTATGGGGCCGGTGGTGGTGGCGCCAACTCATTCAACGGCGCTGGCGCGCTCGCTGGCGGCGCTGGTGCTCCCGGCCTCATAGTCGTTACGGAGTATTTCTGAAATGGCGAACGGCGGTGATCGCTTCACGCTCGCCAGCGGCACGCCGCGCATCACGCTGATCAAGAGCGCGACGGCGGAAGATCAAGTGCTGACCATGCCGCCGATCGGGCCGGCGGGGCCGCAGGGCCCGCAAGGCGCGCAAGGCATTCAAGGCGTGCCCGGCCCGCAGGGTCCGGGCGGCACAGGTCCGCAGGGCGAGCCAGGCCCGCAAGGCGTGGCAGGGCCGGTGGGACCGACCGGCGCGGCCGGCGCGCAGGGACCGCAGGGGCCGATCGGCAACACCGGGCCGGCAGGCCCGCAGGGCACGACCGGCGCGCAGGGGCCGATCGGCAACACCGGGCCGCAAGGGCCGATCGGCAACACGGGGCCGCAGGGACCGACCGGCGCGCAAGGACCGAAAGGCGATACGGGCGCGCAAGGCCCGCAAGGTCCGCAGGGCGTGCCGGGAACGCCCGGCTCTGGTGGTAGTTCGACGATTTATATTTCTGACACTGCCCCGACCGGAGTGCCTGTCGGAAGCATGTGGTGGGAGAGCGACACCGGCGTTCTCTATATCTACTACAACGACGGCGACAGCACCCAATGGGTCCAGGCGGCGGCTTCTGCACCCAGCCCCTCTTATGTGAACACCAATGGGGTGTGGGTTCCTAACGATCAGAGTGGTGCCGGCCTCGTATTCAGCAACGTAAACGTCGGCTATTCCCGCGTCGGGAACATGGTTCATGTTTATGGCCGCTGCCAATATCCAACGAATTCGGACAGCAAGACCCACTTGATTGGCGGGCTTCCTATTCTAGTGCCAGCCGGCTTGGCCAATCAGAATCCAAACGTCGTTTATAATTCCAAGCAGACGCTCTCGACTGGACCTTACACGATCACGCCATTGAATAATTCTACAAACATGCAAATTTGGGACATTACTGGAAGTCCGCCAACCAATGCGACCTTGAGCAACGCATTGTTGGTGTTCAACGCAATGTACCCGGCTTCGTAGGCTTCATTCATGGCCATGAATTTTCCCAACAGCCCGGCCGTCGGTCAACTCTACCCGACGGCGGTGACCGCTGGTCAACCGCAGTACAGGTGGAGCGGCAGTGCGTGGCTCATGCTGGCGGCGGTCGCTGGCATTCTCCAGGCAGATACCACCTATTACGTCCGCACGGACGGCAACGACGCCAACAACGGGCTCGCCAACACTCCAGCCGGCGCCTTCCTGACCATTCAGGCCGCGCTCAATCTCGTTCAGACGATCAATCTCAACGGCCACAACGTCACCATCAGCGTGCAGGCCGGGACGTACACGACGCCGGTCGTTCTGCTCTCGGCGTTCCTCGGTGCGGGCTCGGTCAAGATCAGCGGCGATGTCGTCACGCCCGCCAACGTGCTCGTTTCGACCAGCGGTCCTGCTATTGCCGTCGGTGGATCGGCGCCTCCCGTGGGGACGGCTCCGACACTTCAGCTTGAAGGTCTTAAGCTGACCTCATCGGGGAACACTAACCTTGCAGCGACAGATGGCGCCTACGTCTTCCTTACGGGCAAGATGGATTTTGGTGCGTCAGCCAACTTCCACCTGCTTGCTACTCGTGGTGGGCGCATCATGGTGGGCGCCGCCTACAACATTTCAGGCCCCGCTCAGTACCATCTTAGAGGCGTGAACGGCGGCCAGATTATCTACACGCCAAGTCTCGCCCTGACGGGGGCCGTTGCGTTTAGCGTGGCGTTCATCGCCCTCATCCGAGGCTCTAGCGTCGCCCTCAATGGCGTCACGTTTGGCGCATCGACCGCGCCCGCGCAATGGAACTTGGATGGCTGCTCGGTGCTCGATGCCGGCGGCACCGTCGTCCCAGGCACCGCGTCGGGGAACAGCGTCACCAACAACGCGACCGCCTTGCAAGGCGTCACGCCGGCGACTGGCTTTCGCAATCGCATCATCAACGGCGAATTTAGGATCGACCAGCGGTTCGCTGGAAACGGCGCAACCAGTCCCATAGCCGCTTACGGATACACGGTCGATCGATGGAATATCTACAGTGCGGGCGCGGCCGTCACCGGCTCGCGCACCCCCTGGGGGCCTCCGGGCGGCTCGCAATACTGCTATCAAATAAACGGCGTGGCCGGCAATACGACGGTTCAATTCACGCAGAGGATTGAACAGGCGAATTGTTTTGATTTGGCTGGACAGACCATCACGATCTCGGCCTCCTTGGCGAACACTCTCGCGACCGCTGGTGTTACTTGGGCGTTGTACTACGCAAACGCTGCCGATAATTTCGGCAGCTTCACGGCCATCGGCTCGGGCGGTTTGACGCTGACTGGCAGTCTGGTTCGTTACAGCTGGCAGGTCGCCGTACCGGCAGCGGCGAACACCGGGCTTTGGCTGATATTTCAGATTGCCAATCAAACCAGCGGACAGTTTTATGTCGGCGACGTGCAACTCGAACTTGGCAACGCCGCGACGCCATTCGAGCGGCGACCGATCCAAACCGAATTGGCGATGTGCTGCCGATACTACAACAAGACGTTTGCTCAAAATCAGATGCCTGCCAGCAGCGTTAGCGTAGGGCAATTGCAGACCGACTATCCTTATGCGGCTGGGGCTCCCTCTTGCGTGGAGTGGTATTTTCCGACGCGAATGCGGGCTGCTCCCACCATTACAACTTTTCGTCCTGATGGTGCCGGCAGCGGTTGGTCGGGCGGCGCGGCAACTATGAGCACCGGGCCAACCGAATATGGCTGCCGACTCGTGGCCAGCGGCAGCACAGCGGTAGGCGTTACCTACACCACACAGTTGACAGCCGATGCGGAGCTTTAGCGTGGCCGAATATCAGCTCACGAGCGACAGCGACCATGTGATCCGTGCCAGTGACGGCGCCTGGATTCCAAATCACGAAGGCAACCGTGATTGGCAGGAATATCAGGATTGGCTCGATCAAGGCGGCGTGCCCGATCCTTACGTGCCGCTACCCGACCCGCCACAGCCACCCGACGCCAATGCGCGACTTGATACCGGGGTCCATGACGCGGTAAGCGCCTACGATGCGAACACGCCACCAGCTTCGGCTCCGGCAGGCGGTCAGGGCGGAATGACCGCCGATGAAAGGCTTCTGCGGCTGGAGGAAACCATAAAGGCGCTGTGCAATGGACATATGGCCTACTCTGGCGAATCGGCGATAAAGTGATGGCCTGCCGGTTCTGCGAGAAGACGCGCCAGCTCGCCGCTGCGGCGATGCGACGTCGGCCGCGCTCGGCGCGCGTCATCGGCAAAGAGCGCGACCACCGGGTCGCCGTCATTCTTGCTCGGATGATCAGGAATGTGGTAAGAGATCGGCGCGGCGCTCGGTAGGCGCTGCATCTCCTCTGGGTTAGTTGGAAACCTCCCCACGACTTTGTTGGGCCGGCTTTGCCGGCCCTTTTTTTATGTCCTCATCGTCGTGGAATAGCTTGCAGAACCCGCAATAGCGGTGCGCGACGTCCATGCGATGAAAGCTCCTCCTGCCGCAGCGGTGGCATGTGATCCAGCTGCCGTCGGGCGCAATCGTGTAGCCTTTGGTCATCCCAGGATCACCTTGCGGGCCTTGGCCAGATTGGCGATCACGTCATGCGCATAGCCGGCCTCGGTCGCGCGTTGCTCCTCCTTGAAGTGCTCGCCGCCCTGTTCGTGCCATTGCCCGTCTCCCGCCATCGCGGGCGGGATGATCGCAAACCCGGCCGATGACGAGTAGCGCACCAGACCGGCGATGCCTTCCTCGCCGCGCCGCGCGAGGTACGCGCGCAAGTTGGGATCACGATGCGCGTCTGGGTAACGCGGGTCGCACCAAATCTGCACGACCTCGACAATGACCGGTTCGGCGCCGGGCTCTCCCGGCACCAGCTTGATGTAATCCGGCATGATGTCGATGACGTAGTGCGAGTGATCCGGCCGGCTCATGCCACCGGTGTCGTTCCTGACCAGCCAGCGGCAATTCCAGATCGCGCACGACGGCGGCATGCCCGGCTTGTGGTAGACGCCGCAGCCCTTGGCGAAGGTCTGATGCCGACACTTCGTGTTCGCCAGCTTGCCCAGCTCGCGCACCGGCAGCAATCGACAGCACAGCTGGCAGTCACCGCATTTCCGCATCATGGTCGCGCCTCCCGGCCGCCGTCGTCGGCCCAGCGGAGATAGGCGGCTTCATCGTCAAAGGCGGCTCTGATCGCTTCGACGTTCTCGGCGGTGATCTTGATGACGAGGCCCCAACCACCAAATCCGATCTGCTCGACCTTCGTCAGGAAGCCGCGTGCAATCATTCGCTCGGCTGCCTTCGTCTGGCCGGGCGAGCAAAGATAACTCTCGATCCCAAATTCTCGCTGGGAATAGATGGCCGCGCGGATCACGTTCCACTCGCGCGGTTTCAGGACCGTCGG